AATGGAATCCTGTTTCGCTAAATGTCTATGGTATTCTTCCTCGTATTGCTTTGGGTGTTGCACCTGAAGTGGAAGAATCTAATGACAATGAAGAACTTTCTTATTGGTAAATAGGATAAAAGCCGTGTATATGTGGCGGTTGAATGACATACGACGGGGTGCAAAGCCCTTACAAAAGGTGATTATATGATTAGAGAAAACACAACTTATTTTAGACTACATCAACTTTGTTTTGATATGTCGGAAGTAGAATCTATTGAATGGAAACGATTGGATGAAGAACCAGATAATCCATATTCAGTAAGAATACATTTGAAAAGCGGGAAACAGTTCACCCGTCAATTGTTTGAACAGCAGTTTAAGCAGTTAAAAGAACAATTTAAACACACATTGGGAGATGAATAATATGGGAATAGGAAACAAAAAAGGAAATGCAGCAGGAGCAACGCTTCAAGTAGCAAAAGAAAACAACAAAGAATCGGCTTTTAAACAAGCCAAACTTCGTGCCATGAACCAACGAAAAAAATTGCTTGAACAAAAGCAAGCATTTTTGATTTGTGGTATTAGTGGAAATCCAGGAACGGGTAAAACAGGAGTTGCTTTAGATTGCCGAACCGAAGAAGAACGAGAAACACATTGGCTTTTTGTTCTTGACTTTGATGAAGGTGCAGAACCAACATGGAGGCAACATTGGAGTGAAGATGAAAAAATAGTTATCTTTAACCCTCATGTATATAACGAAGATATGACAGTTGATTATTTGTCTACGGCAGACATGGCTCGTTACTTTATTGCTATGGTTAATGAAGCAATTGAAACAGGTAAGATTGAAGATGGTGATGATGAGGTTGAAATTAAAGCAGTTAAGGCTATTGTTTTTGATGGTCTTGATACATGGCTTGATACAACAAACATGATTGCTCGTTTAAATCATATTAAGGGTGGTGACCCAAGACAGGCTGATAAAGTAAAAATGGTTCCGACTCAATGGTATGCAAGAACAGAAGAATACAAGCGTCTGTTTAAAGCCGCTTGTCAATTACAATGCCACAAGTTTTTCATCACGCATATGAAAGAAGTGCATGATGGATTTTCTATCGTTGGGACAAAACCAGATTGGGAAAAGAATACTACTGCAAAATTGTTCCAATACATTGAGTGTAAAAAGGAAGAGAAAGGAAAAACTTTCAAACTTACTGCCCATGTCCGAAAGTCTAAAACCAATAATGAAAATGTTGGACAGACCTTTACCGTTATGGAAAGTAATGGTGGAAAGGTAAAATGGACAGGCATTGAGTCTATTAGAAATGGCTCTCTTTGATTAGGTAAGGGTGTGTGCCTAATGTTGGGGTTAGTCAGATAATAACGGCTTTATTGCTGACAACGGAAATTTGCCTCCATCCGTTGCCGTTCCCCCATTAAGGAGTTGATAATATGAAATTTAAAGTAAATGGAAAAGAAATGAAAGAAAAAATTGAAAGTGTTTTACTAAAAGGAAAGTGGAACTATGGAACTAATAACAAACAAAACACTCTATCTTCATCTATTATTATAGGTGTTGATGCTAAAGAGATGAAATGTAGTATTTGGAATGCCGACCCTGCAACATTTGTAGAAAATAAAATTGCGCTTGAAGAATATGAGAATACTTCTGAAGGGCGTTTTGCAATTGACACAGATATATTACTAAAGTATCTTAGTAATGAAGTCTGTTTATTCCGATTGGAAGATAACGGACTTATCATTAGCACAGATAAGAAGTCCGTAAAGTTACCTATTCTTGAACGACACCAATACAACGATAATATTATTCATAGTGTATCTAATATTACTATGAGTCGCAATATGGAAGAACCCGTTGTTATTAGTTCAAAGACTTCTCTAACTACTCGTCTTAAAGTTGCTACTGCTGATTTAGTAGAGGCTTTCAAAGAATGTGAAGTTGTAGGTAATTCGGTATACAAAATTAGTTATGACACTAATACCGAACTTAGAATCTCGTCTACCAAAGGTAGCGAGTCTGTTGAATTTGATATTGAGCCTATGGAATCTGTTGGTGATGATGCTATTGTTGAGTTTTCAGCACCGTTTTACAAATACCTAAAGGCTGGTATTACTATCATTTCTTATAATGATGAATCGCCAATCTCAGTTATTAATGGCGACTATAAAATACTGAGAGCACCAAGAATAGAAGGTTGATAAAATGAATGAAGAACAAAATAAAGAATTGGAAAGCCGAGCAAATGCATTGGATATGCTACTAAGTATGGTAAGCATGATTCAATATATGACACACGCTATGAACATTGAAGCCGCAGGAATTATCCATAACGGTGGATGGTGTAAAGAGTTAATTACAAGCGAATGTCCTATCTGCAAATTGGAGGCCGAACAAAATGATAATGAAGATGAATAGCAATAAGTGTTGCATTTGTAAAGAAGAACATCTTGATGAAACATACAACGCTGAACCTGTAATGAAAGGTAAGTGTTGTAAAGCCTGTTATACTGGCGTAGTGGTTTATCAAAAATTTAATCTTGCTGGATTGACTAAAGACGACTATATGTATAATGTTAGTCATACAACGAGGGATGAAGATGAATGACCATCAAGATAGTGAAAACTTTTCATATGAACGCACATGGGAAGAAATAGAATCTTTGTTAAATGAAGCCGAAAGAGAGCAGAACAAAAGATGGATAGCATTTCAAAAATGTCCGAAACCTTTGCGTATGCAACATTGGAACAATTACAAAGGATTAGAAGGAGTAATCTATACTCTTAGATGGGTTCTTGGCGACCTTAAAATGCCAAAAAATAAAGTATTAGGGAGAGAAAAGAAATGAAGATTGAAGAAAGAATGAGTTTAACTTATGATGATATTAGTATTATACCTACATGGTCTGGTATTAATAGTCGTGCAGACTGTGAATTATATACCAACATTGGAGAATATTCTCTTGCTACACCTCTTATTGCTTCCCCAATGGACACGGTTTGTGGCGTTGAAATGTGTGTTGAATTATCCGAACTTGGAGGAATGGGTATTCTTCACCGCTTCCAAAGTGTAGATGAACAAGTTGTTATGTGTGATGAAATTGATGCTAATGGTGTTCAAAATTATATGGCCGCTATTGGTGTTGGAGATAACGGCATTGGCCGCTTAGATAACTTACTTAAATATACTCAAGTTAGAGGTGTTTGTATTGATGTTGCTAATGGGCATCATTCCCTTCCTATGACAATGACGAGTTATATTAAATCTGAATATCCTGATATTCATGTTATGGTAGGTAACATTGTTTCTAAGGCTGGTGCTATTGACTTAATTAAAGAAGGTGCTGATACACTTAGAGTAGGTATAGGTAATGGTTCAATGTGTGAAACTCGTATTAGGGCTGGAGTAGGTGTTCCTCAAGCAACCGCATTAAATGATATTTATTCTTTTCTTGAAGAAGAACTATTGGATGTTGCTATTGTTGCTGATGGTGGAATTAAAACAACAGGTGATGTCGCTAAGGCTTTGGCTCTTGGTGCTGATGCAGTTATGATTGGTTCTTTGTTTTCAGGAACAAAAGAAACTCCAGGTTCTATTGCTAAAACGGGTAAATGGCCTAATGAGAAACTATTCAAAAGGTATCAAGGGTCTGCTTCTATTGAATCTAAATTAGCGCGTGGTGAAGAAGTTAAAAATGTTGAAGGTAATTCAAAAATTACTCCTTACAAGGGTAAGGTAAGTAGGATTGTCCAAGATATTAATGATGGAGTTAGGTCATCAATGAGTTATGTTGGTGCTATTGACCTAAACGAATTTAGAAATAATGCTAAATTTTGTCGTGTAACTCAAGCAGGACAAGTGGAAGCACAACCTCATGGATTGTGATACAATGATTATTAGTGATGCAAGAAATAATGTTGAACTTAGATGGAGAGATGAAGAAGGAAAAAGAATGACAAATAGTATTACAACCTTCAAACCTTATTTCTTTATTAGAAAGGGTGATGAAATGCCTACAACTATTCCTACTAAAAAGCGTTGGATGGAGAGTATTAAACCTCAATATAATTTTGGTAATTATAATTCACTTGATAATCGTGAGTTAATTAAAGTTACATTTAATACTACACAGGACTTATATGAAGCCCGTGATTTTTGGGACTATACTTATGAAGGTGATATTTCACTTGCTCGCAAGTATGCTAATGATGTGCTTAAAGAAATTCCTGAATATAATATGCGTAAATGGTATCTTGATATTGAAACGCAAGTTGGTGGTCGTTATGATGGTCAAATTAACGCATTAACTTTCTATGATTCTTACGATAAGGAATACTTTA